CGGTGGTCACCGTATCATTGACTGGACGGTGGACGTTCGTCCCCTGACCCTTGGCGGCTTCGATGGCGCGCTTGCGGATTTCTGGATCGTTCAGCGCTTCGTCGATGATGCGTTTGCGATAGGCTTCAAGATCACCGCCAACCGTGCGCAGCGTCTCGCCCTCGCGGTGCCATCGGACGATGACGCCGTAGGGATCGTGGCTCTGCATGGCGCGGTTGTAGGTTGCCCACGCGTTGGGATCGCCACGCTGCATGCCGTGCTCAAGGGCTTGGCGTGAGGTGGCAACGACTTCATCACCATGCCTGTCGAGCGCCCAGTTGAGCGACATCGCTTCGCGTTGGCTCTGGAAGTCCGCGCGGATTTGTTCAAGAACCGGCAGCATCTCCTCGCGGATTTCTCCGCGCACAAACCCTTGCGGGTTTTCGAACATGTCGATCTTCGGCTCTTCCTGCTGCTGCCGGGGTTGCACCCGGTAAGCAGCGAGCTGGGCGCGGAGATCGTCCCGCTCACGCTCTGCCCTGCGCCGGGCCTCGCTTTCCTCGCGCAGCCGTCCTGGCGGGATCGGCGCGTCCGGTTCGGGCTTCGGTTCGGGCTTCGGCTCCGGTGGCGGCGCGGGCTTTTCTTCCGGCGCGACGGGAGGGTTCTCGAATTTTTCGAGCGTCTCGGTGACCGCTTCGTTGAACAAAGCACTATCGTCAGGCGCGTCAGCGCCTTGGGTCGTGTCAGTCATGACATGGTCTCCCCGGAATGTCGTTTCCGGCGAACGTGGCTCGCCTATCGCGTCGAGCGGCGTGGTGAACTCACCCGTTCACAGGGTGCGGTGATGTCGTTCACAGCGGACGTGGTGCGTCATTTCGTTGACGCGGACGAAGGGTGCGGGCACGCGAACGTGCCCGCCCGCCACCAGCCAGTCATGGGGGCTGCGGATGTTGGTGGCGGTTTTCTATTTCTGTGTTTGAGCGCGGCGCTGCGCGGCGAAGCGCGCGATGCGCTCCTTGCTGTCGCGATCGGCAGCACGATGGAAGTCATCCACCACGCGATCGGTGTTGCGGTGGAAGGTCTCGAAATTGCGATTGGCGAGCTGCTCGATGCTGGCGTTGAAACGCTCCCTGCCTTTCGAGGCGTGCTCCGCCAGCAGCTGCAGCGGCGAGATGCGAACACTCTCGTCGAGGTCGCGCGCGGCGGCGCGCTTGTGCTCAGCATCGGCTTGCGTCTTCTCGATGTTGGAGGCCTGCTCCAGATAATCGAGCGGCGTCTTCGGCGGCTCCGGTGCGCCTGATGGCATGCCTTCGGTCTGCGCCTTGGCGACGTTGAGCATGCCCTTGGTCTGGTTGTTGCCAGCCTCCGACAGCAGCTTCTGGGTCTCCGCCTTGGTCTTCTCAATGATTGCCTGCTGCGCCGCCTGCTTGGCGGGATCGGGCTGCGCCAGCATGCCGAGCAGTTTTTTCTTCTCGGACATCGGCAGGTTGGAGGCCTCGATGATCAGCTGCGGCGGCACCGGCACGTTGTTCTGGTTCAGCGCCATCAAGAGATCGAAGATGTCGCCCATGACCGTTTCGTTGTCGGGGCCTTCGTCGATCTTGATCTCGACATCGATGTTGCCTAGCATGTTGACCAGGACGGGAAGGCCGTATTCGTCCAGCTCGACACCATTGATCTGCAGAAACTGCGCGACCTGGGTGTCGCCTGTGACACGGAGAAACCGCTCGCCAGTCCAGTAGCGCTGAGCTGCGCACCAGCAAGCCCGGTAGCGCTCCAGTTTCCACATCCGGAAATTTTTCAAGAACGGCCCCAGCTCCGCCAGGCCCGCCTGTTGAAGAATGTTGGCGGCGCGACCGGAGACGTTCTGGCCAAACTCGGTGATCAGCTGCTGGTTGGGACCGAAGGTGTCGATCTCCGCCTTGGCATCCTCGTAATATTTGGTCTGCTGGATGAACTCCTGTTCCGGCTGCAGCACCTCGATGTTCTTCGGGTCTCCACGATAGACCAGGGTGCCGTCGGGCCGCGCGCCTTCACGGCGCGTCACCTCGATGTCGTCAACCGCGCCCTCCTGTATCTTGAGCTGGCGCGTATTCATTATGTGTATCGCCTTGCTCCGATGCTGGTTCATCGCGTCCTGGGGACCACGCATCCGTCGGATATAGCCGTAGTGATCGCCGTCGATGTCGATCATGTTGGCAAAGGCATGGTATTTCGAGATCGACATGCCGCGTTCGTTGAAGAACTGGCTTTCACCCGAAATCAGCTCGACACTTCCCGTGTGCAGGCACCAGCGCCACAAATTGCCGCGCTTGTACCAGTGATCGACGAGGCGAACGCGGTGACGGCTATCGACCCAGAGGTTGTCGCGATCGGTATCGAACGCGGTCCAGATGCCGCCGTCATTGTCGATCGCTTCCTTGACCTTGTCGGATGCGCCCTTGACCAGGAGGTCTAGCTCGTCGATGTCGGCCCATTTGTAGACACCATGAAAGCGGGTGTCGCCGAAGTTTGTCCTGAGACTTCGCGGATCGTAGAAGAAGGTTCGGGGATCGACATACTGGAAGCGCAGATCGGGATCGCCATGGTCTCCCGTCGTGAGCACCAGCTCGTCAACGCCGATGCCGTGAACCAATCCGTCCTTGCAGCACTCGACCTCCAGGTCTTCGGCAAAGGAGGCATCGCAGATGTTGCGGATCACCTGCGTTGCGACTTCAGCGCCCTGCTCACCCTTTGGCGTGTTGGGATAGGCCTTCGGATCGGAACGCAAGCGGCGGATGGTGCCGGACAAACTGTCGATCTTCCGCCCGGTTCGATCGAAGGTCAGCGGCGGCTGATGCCGCTTGTTCAGTATCCTGAGCTGCTCAGCGGTCCATTGATCGACATGGTAGTAGCGCCAGGACGCCCTCTGCTCCTCGATCTCGCGTGCCTTGGCGGTGGCGTAATCCTCAAACTCGGTGCGGCGCTTGCGCAGCTTGCTGTCGTCTTCCGATGGTTCGCTGTAGTTGGCGACGGCAGTCTCCAGGCTGATCATAGCGTCATGGCATCCACGGATTTGGGTTTGTCATAGGGCTTGTAGCCATCCTTCGGCTTCGGCATCGGTGGCTCTTTCCCGGCCCTGCCCTTCACCATCTTGTCCAGCAATTGACCAACGAGACCGAAGGCATCGGTCTGGTCGTCGAACTTCGATGCCGGAAAATTCAATATCTCCGCGAAGAAATCCGCCACCCAGGGCGCATTCTTCGGGTAGTAGCAGCCATCGAGCGCAAGCCTGCCCTGGATCGATCGCGCCCGCGTTGCCTTGTCGCCACGCGTGGGAAACTGCTCGCGATTGACCCAGACCCTGCGATCCTTCATCCGCCGCTCAAGAAACGGACCAACAGCCGCCTTGATCTGGCCGCCTTCTTCCGCCCATGCCATCGGCTTGTATTTCGCTACAAGATCGCAAAAAGCCTCAATCCAAACGTCAGCGGATTTTTGTCCACGCCACACGTCGAGAAGGTACAGGTTATTGAGATGATCGACGCCAGCCACAACATGCACACAATAATCCCCGTCATCGGATGTGACCGCATAGTCCGATCCTCCGTAGGTACGCATCAAGGCGTGTGAAGGCTGGATGTCGAGCGGATGAAACCAGTCGATTTTAAAAAAATCACCCTCGTCCGGTGCAGGCGCTTGTTGATATAGCGCGCTCCACACCCGTGGCGGTGTCGTCGCCTTCAATTCGCGGAGCTGCTCACCGTAGCCGTAGTCGTCGTCGCCCCAGAGAAACTCTCCCGGCGCGCGACCGAGTTGATCATCGGCCTTCGCTTCAGCTGGAAGCGAGATCACGTCCCAATGCTGGTGATTGAGAACACGACCGGCGAGATCGTCTTCATGCCACCTCGTCTGAATAAGCAGTTGCCGCGCATTGGGGATCAGGCGGGGCCTGAAGTCGTACAGATACCATTCCCACAATCGCTCTCTGACGTGCTCGCTTTCGGCGTCCTCTCTTGAGCGCAAGGGATCATCGATGACCCCAAACAGCGCACGGAAACCGGCGATGCCAATCCGCGCACCGGCTGCGAGATATTCGCCACCTTCCTTGATCGCCCAGCGCCCAGCGGCCTGATTGTTGTCGTCAGGCGTGATGCCGAGCATCAGCGTCTGCTCTGCAATCAAATTGCGAACACGCCTGCCCCAGCGCTCAGCCAATTCTGACGTGTGCGAGGCCGCGAGAAACTGCGCCTTGGGAT